TTCCAAGTTTACCCGAACTTCCAAATTTACCTGATATTCCCGGGTTAGGAGCGGGAGCTTTTCCTGATTTACCCAGTTTTTCTTTTTCATTACCAATAGTTATACCCGCAATAAGCTTGCCGAAACTACCAGAACTTCCAAGCTTACCAGAACTTCCTGAATTACCGAGTTTACCTAGAGTTTCGTTAGATAAAAATTTTACAATAGAAGGCTAAGTTAGTAAAAATGATATAATTTATTATAGAATAAAATTTGAAAAGGGAGATTTAGATTGGCTTTCGGTATTGGTAGTTTAATCAATAATATAGCAGGGACTATTGCTAATTTATTAGGGAAGCCCAATGCTGCAGGATATCCTGAAGCTGTTTTAGGAGAAGTTGAATCTCAAAAAAATCCAAAAAATTGGAATAAATTACCTTTCCCATATACTTTTTCTGTATCTAAAGAAAATGGGGAATCTACAGCTTTTACTGATTTCGAACTACCGTTAGCTCCAAGCTCTATAAAACAAACAGAAGAACCGCCTACAAAAATTCAATCTACTCAAGGTGGGACTGTAGTCTCCTATTCCGGAAATAAATATAAAAGCTTAATGATTTCAGGAACTACGGGACTAGCCCCTTTTAGAGGAACTGGTGGAGTAAATAGAGATACGGGTGAGGCTATTTTACAACCTGCAGGGCGTAAATACAAATCTGGATATGAAGTATTTATAGATTTAAGAAATTGGTTCAAAGCCTTTTATGCTTATAAAAATAAATATCCTGATACAAATGAACTTTTAGTATTTAAAAATTATAAAGATGGAGAATTTTTAGTTGTAGAATTATTATCTTTTGAAATGAATAGGAATGCTGACAGACCTTTCCTATATGATTACACCATTAATTTCAAGGTTTTAAAGCATTTTAAATTCTCTACTCCTAAAAAAGATATTTACACTAAATTTGACGAAGCAATTAATTCTGCAATTAATAAAATAGATGTTGCGAGGGGTATATTTTTAAGAACTCAAGGTATTTTAAGGCAAATTGAATCAACTTTTGAAAATTCTTTTTTAGAGCCTGTTAGAAAAATAGTATTAGCTGCAAAAGCTTTTCAAGGAATAAGTACTGTAGCCGCTGATATGGAAAAACAGAGCTTGCAAAAAGGACTGACTATAGCGAGCTCCATTTTTATTATGCGTAAATTAAAAGATCAGCAAGATGAATTTAATAGAACTGGAATTACGCCCAGTAATCCAGAAGTTTTAGAAGCTACTATTCCCGAAGATATAGAATCTGCTGCCAAAAATGATCCAGCAGGATTAATTATAAGACAAGGGGCTGCATTATTAGGCATTCCGACGGAAGAGATGCCTCAAAATATTCAAGATGCTTTTGAAAAAGAAATAGCTGAGCAAAATCTACCTAGAAGCTTTTATGAAGAAACTATTGCGGAATTACAGAGAGTAAAAAGTAATGTAGAAGATTTTATTAATTTAGGTTCCGAAGATTATGATAATTTATTTAATAGAACATCTACTATAGAAGCAGATGTTACAAAAGTAGCTACAGATGATGAATTTGATATATTAAATGCTTTTAACGAATCTATTACAGCAATAAGACAACTTTTAAGTACTGATGATTTATTTAAATCTGATTATGATGATCGTTTAGCTAGTTTAATACAAAATTTCGAAGACGTTTCCTTAGAAGCTAAACCTGCTGTTAGGCAAATAATTATGCCCGCCAATACTAATTTAGAAAAATTAGCACAAATTGAATTGGGCGACTCTGCACGATGGGTAGAGATAGTAGAATTAAATGATTTAAAAGAGCCTTATGTTATTCAAGACTTATCAGAAAATTTACCGAATGTAATTCATCCAGGTGATAAAATATTAATTCCAGAAAATATAATAAATGGATTACCTGAGGGTAGTTTGGGCAAGGAAAACACAACTACACAAGAATTAACTTATTTGGAAAAAAATCTAAAAACAGATTTAAAATTAACTAATGATTTTGATCTATCTTTGGGAAATAATAATGACTTACAATTAATTAGTGGGTCTGAAAATTTAGGTCAATCAGTAGCTATAAAATTAAGTTTAGAAAAGGGGGATCTTATAAAAAATCCAGAAATTGGAGTAGCCGCAGGAATAGGTTCTAAAATGCCTCCATTGGCTCAGCTTAAAGATAATTTAGTAACTACTTTACTACAAGATGAACGAATAGAAAAAGTATATAATATTACAGTTGAACGACAAGGTCCCTCAGTTTCTATGAATTTTTATTTAAAAGTACAACAAATAGATATTCCAATACCAATAACCATTAAAGTGTAGGGGATAATATGCCAAATTTAGTTTTAAAAAGTGAACGTCAAATACAAACTCAAATATTACAAACCCTAATAGCTGAATTAGGTTTAAATGATATTAATGCAGGTTCTGTTATTGATATTTTAACGCAAGCTGTAGCTCAGGAAGATTTTGCACAATATGTACAAATGGCACAAATCGCTAGATTGGTTAATTTAGATGCAATTACTGGAGATGATTTAGACAATAAAGCTTTTGAGTTTGGATTAACAAGAAATTCTGCTGAAAAAGCTACGGGTAAAATAACTATATTGAGACCTGCTAGTTTTGAAAAAGTTTCTACTCAATTTTTTGCAGGAACATCAGCTCCGATTATAGGCGATACTGTTATAAATGTAAATGATGCTTCAAATGCTTTATTTGGATCTTCCGGAACATTAATCTTAGGACGTGGGACTACAACCGAGGAAGAAGTGACTTATACCACAGCTCCCGTAGATAACGTTAATTTTTGGACTTTTACAGTATCTTCTTTAGCTAAAAATCATTCAGTAGAAGAATCTGTTATTTTAAAACAAGGTAATGATGAGCTTATTATTGCAGGAACTACCGTTATAGTACCCTCTACGGGAACTAGTGCTGAAATAAGCTTTACTACAAATACCGACGTTACGTTATTAGCGGGTGAGGATCGGGTTGAAGACGTTGAAGTTACTGCTGTTTTAGCGGGAACTGATGGAAATATCCCCGTTTTAGCTATAAATGGAACTGAGGCTTTTCCTACTCCACCTTTTGCAGGAGCGCGTGCGCAAAATGATATAAAATTTACTACAGGAAAAAATAGAGAAACTGATAATGAGCTAAGGGATCGTATAAAGGATCATATTCAGGCATTATCCAAAGGTATTAAACTCGCTATACAAAATGCAATAGTCGGACTAGTGGAACCTGAATCAGCTAAGCGAGTTATTTCTGCTAATATTATACTTCCTCAAGAAGAATGTGAGGGGGTAGATGTTTATATAGACGATGGAACCGGCTTTGAACCCAGTTTTGAAGCCATAGGTTTTGAAGAGCTTGTAGGTAGTTCTACCGGAGGGGAAAAGCGTTTACAACTAGACTTATCACCTCTAGTCAAAGCACAAGCCGAGACTAGTTCGGAAGAACCTTATAATATGAGTGGTGGGGTATTAAATCTTACTCTAGAAGTTGGAACTATTACGGAAACCATACCGTTTACCGCCGGGGATTTTGAATTCCCAGATGCGGCTAGGGCCGAAGAAATAGTAACTGTTATAAATGATCGATCTAATTTAGTTGAAGCTCGGACTAGTCAAGTCGGAAAAAAGGTAGTAATTTCAGCTAAAGAAAATACTAATGAAGATTTACAGGTTCAATCAGGCGGGGCTAATACTATTTTAAATTTTCCTACCGATTTAAAATCAACGCTATTCTTATACATAGATGATCAGCTAAAATCCAAGGATGGGAAAACGGCTACCTTAGATACTGATAATGATGCACCGTATAATATGACTGCTTTAGGGACTTTAGATATTATAGTGGATGGTAAATCCGCAAATCCTCAAACTATTACTTTTCAAGCCGGCGATTTTGTTGATATAGCCGCGGCTACTACAGAAGAAATATCAGCACGTATTAATGCCGAATTGTCCGGTGCTTTAGCTAGTTCGATTAACAACGATGTAAAAGTTAGATTAAGTAGTAATACTTTATTATCCGAATCCTCCAAAATACAAGTTACGGGCGGAACCGCTAATAGCATACTCGGTTTTCCAACAATAGAATCTTCTGGTATTGATGGAGACTATACTTTAAATAAAGAACTGGGAACTATCGAATTAAAAGATCCATTAGGTATTAATCAATCAGTTACTATAGGATCTAACTTTACACGCGCAAGCTTACGTGCTGCATTTTCCGAATTATATGCACCGGCTAATGGAGAAACTTTAATAGTTTCAATAGATCGTGGAGCTAATCAAACTATTGTTTTCGATAGTTCTTTCGTTGCCGGTAAAACCGCAGAAGACACAGCTACTTATATAAACAGTTTTTTAAAGGGCGGAACCGCAATTGTTAGAGAAGTCGGGGTTGAAAAATTTATAGAAATAAGGACTAATTCATTTGAAGAAGGCGTGGGTTACATAGAGATAGACGGAACCAGCTCCGCTAATGCTAAATTTGGTTTTACTACGGATGTCGAAATCACCAATCAAAGACCGCATCAAGCTTATCAAGTAAGCGGTAATAGTGGACCTTTTGAGTTTCCTCAAAGCTCAAATTTAATAGTGGTTATGGACGATGACATAGTAGGGAGCACTTATTCCGTATTAATGGATTATCCGGGATCAATTACTAATGGATCATCTACTACTATATTTTCAGATAGTAACTATTTAAATATATTTGAAAATAATGATGAATTAATAGACTTTTATGCGGCATTTACTAGTGGGGACAATAGCACTTCAGGAACTATAATCGAAGTTAAGTCCGTTGGCGGCTTGGCTGCTACAAACGAGCAACAACGCTTACTTTTTAGTAACACGCCTAATTCAGGAAACTTTACTATTACTTTTGATGGTCAAACTACTGGTAATATAGCTTATACCGCGGCTGCCGGAGATGTTCAAACGGCTCTGGAAGCTTTGTCTAATATAGGGGCTGGAAATGTTTCAGTTTCGGGTGCGTTTGCCATTGGATTTACTATAGAATTCATAGGAGCCCTAGCCGCTACTAATTTACCTGAGATAACAGCGGCTTCTAGTTTACTGCTCGATATTAATGAGTTACAAAACCTAGCTTTTAGTGCTGTCCCGGATAGTGGAAATTTTACTTTAACTTTTGACACTAAAACTACCACCGCCCTACCGTTTAATGCGACTGCTGCTAGTATAGAAGCCGCTTTAGAAGCATTAACTAATATAGGTGCCGGAAATGTTTCGGTTTCTGGAAATTTCGCTAATGACTTTCTTATAGAATTTACGGGAACCTTAGCCGCTACGGACGTAGCAGAAATTACCGTTGCGTCGAGCTTGCTAATAGGGGCTTTGGCCGTAACCGCAAGCGTTGCCACCTCCGTCGACGGATCTTCTACTAGTAGTACAATAACTCCAGAGACTCTAGTAATTGGAGAACCCGGCGGTCAACCTGCAAATACTTGGAGATTTATTTTTGACGCCTTACCTGCTAATCTTTCAGACTTTGCAATAAATGACTTGTTTAAAACCGAAAACTTAACCGAGGCTTCTAATAATGGATATTTTATCATTACAGGTATTAGTGCTAAAGATAACGGATATATAGAGGTTTTAAATACAGAAGGTGTCGTAGAATCCGGATCCTCCGGAGATGGCTTAGTAAGTCAGCGAAGGCAAATAACCGCTTATACCGCGTTAACTGGTCAAATTACCGTAGGAAGTCCTTTTAGAAGCACTCCGGCGGTAAGCGATTCTTTTATAGTATTACCTAGTACTATTAGTAATTTAGTAGATTATATTAATAATATCAGAGTCACTTCTTTGAATGTCCGCGCCTTCATAGAAGGTGTTAACAACAATACCCAATTACAAATATCTTCCAAACAAGCTGGGTCTAATGGGCATATTCAGGTTTCCGGGGGGAGCGCTAATAATTATTTAAACTTTTCTAACGATTCAATTAGGGGTTTACAAGCCTATAATTATTATACTGGATTACTAGAACTAGTTCACAAAACGATATATGGAGATGATAGAGACCTCGTAGCCTTTCCTGGAGTGGGTGCTGCCGGCGTCACTTTTAGAGTATTAGCGCCTACCGTTAGGGAATTGTTTATAGACATTAATGCAATCTTGGAAGAGGGTAAGTCTATTTCTAGTCTGGAAAATGAAATAAAATCTGCAATTATTAATTATATCAACACTTTAGGTATAGGAGATGATGTAATTATAGAAAAGTTAAAATCAGTAGTTATTGATATTAGTGGAGTTAAGGATATTATACTAAATCTCCCCAGTGAAAATATTGCAATTTCTGATAATGAATTGGCGAGAACTAAGTCTAGTAATATTATAGTAGGGTAATATATGTCTAAATACGAAAAATATATAAGAACTATTCCAAAAAGATTTAAACCTACTGAAAATCCCGTTTTAAATGCTTTCATTAGAGCGTTTTCCGAAGCGGATGAAGAAGCGGTTACTCAAATTAATAATACTAAAGCTCAATTATTTGTGAGAACTGCCGAGGGTCAAAATCTGGACAAACTAGCCAACTCCCTAGGAGTTTCTAGGCCCACTAGCCTTGGACTATCCGATGAAAAGTTTCAAGAACTAATACCTAATTTATCATTAAAAGCAAAACAAATACGTAAAACCTTATACGACACCGCGGATGTGTTTTGGGGAGCGTTATTTACTCGAGCAAATATACAATCTAATAACGCGGAACCATATAATGTAAGTCCGGGAGATTCTTTAAAAATAAAAATAGATAATGGAGGTGAGCAGGTTATAAAAGTCTTAGTTGATGAAATAGCCATTCCGGGAGCAGCTACCGCCGAAGAGCTGGCCCTTATTTTTGAAAGGATTAATAATGCTACTACGTCTGTAATAGAGGATACAACGAGCGGTGATGTTTATTTGAACATCCGAACTAACACTCCCGGAGCCTTGGGTGCCGTAGAAATTATTGAATCTAGTATAATAGATTCTTCTAAATTAGATTTTGATTTAGGTAAAACTAAATTAATCCAACAAGATCAACGCTTTATTATATATGAAGTTACTCCGAATGTGCTTACTATCGAAATTCCCGCAATATTACCATCACTTAGACGTACTCTAAAAGGTTCACATCACTGGCATGAAGATGCTACATTAGAAGGTCCTATAGCGCCGGATAATGGAATCTGGGAAGGGTCTTTCCTTTTTGATCCTTCGGGAAGTGACACTAGTTATACGGTAAGTGGCCAACAAGCAAAACTAGAGGAAAACTTATTAAAAGGTAATGTTTACACTAAAGTAACGGTAGATGATACAAGCGCATGGGAAGCGGATTCCGGATTATTAATATTTGGTTGGGGCACTGATTCGGAAGAACAACCCGTTAGATTTAGGGGAGTTCCCAATGAGAAAACTATTTTATTAGATCCATCTTATGTATTTAAAAATAATCAGTTAATAGACTCTTACGTTAACGTATTAGTAGATCAAAGAACCTTACAACCTGCAAAAACTGGAGAAGATTTAGCTATTTATTTGACAAGCCCTTCCGCTGCTAGAGAAGTTGTGGAGGATATTTTAGAAACTTTAGTGGCCGCCGGTGTCTTAGTCAACTTTGTAATATTAGCTCCGGAATTCAAATATCTTATTGATAATCCATACTTGGCGGGCGACGATGCTCCCGTGAGTGATTAAGGATAGGGAGTAGAAATGATATACTTAAGGGTAGAGGAAAAATTAAGAATGATAACCTATAATAATATCTCAAAATCAGATAAAGGGGCCTCTAATGTCAATTTTATCTAGAGTCAATTTAATTTCACAAGAACGTCTAGATTTGGAAGATGTAAATTCATTATTATCTGCCCTTCGTACGGATTCTAAATTATGGACTGAGCAATTTCTTTCGGGCGAGAATTATATAGTAAAAGGCTTTGCCGTAACTGGACTAGGTCTTAAACAAGCTACCGTTGCCATGGATAGTGCTACTTTGATTCACGGGCAAAATACATACGACTTTTCTTATTATATCGCGGAACCCGGCGTTTCCAATATCACTATTCCAGATGTAGATTTATTAGACGGTTCTCGTAATTATGTAGAAATTAAATTAGTTAACGAAGAAAATACTCCCGTAGCCCGCGCTTTTTGGGATCCTAGTGCTAACAGTGGCTCCGGTGCAGAATTCAGTCAGCAAATTAATACCATGATTGATCTAGCTATAGAAGTCGAAGTTAGGCAAGGCGGCTTTTCCGGAGATCCCGACAATATTAAACTATGTATTATTGACACCGATGTGAGTGGTAATATTAATCTTATCTTGGATAAGCGACCTTTATTCTTTAGATTAGGGACTGAAATTGATCCCAGTAATGAATTTAGTTGGTCTTCTCAACTAGAACCCCCATATACTATGACTCTTGTTGGAGGAACTGGCACATTTCTTGCTGGGGAATTAATAACTTTTTCATCGGGAGCGGTTGCTACGGTTGTTTCGGGCGGTACTACTAATATTACTTTCAAACTCCCCGATAATGATAATTTCCAGGCCGGAGATACCGTTATAGGCGCAGACTCCAGTGCTTCTCGTAATGCGGTTTCTATAATAGAATCTTTTACCGGCGCGGATAAAGATATTGATGACTTTAAAGAACTAGTCACCGCAATTCAAACCGAGCTAAAGTCAATGAAGGGTTCTGATTTCTGGTATGAAGATATCGGAGAATCTATTTTGGGAAATGCTCAAGATATCGATGCTATAGAAGCCGTATTGGCGGAAAATGCATATGAAGAACCTATTGAATTGATATCGGGGGCACCGGCGGACGATAATGAGCTAACTGGCCCAGTTTCATCCGGAACCGTTATAACTCTACCTACTGATAAAAAAGACGGCGGATCTACACAAGAATACGTGGTAGGCGAGGGTGTTTTGGAAATATTCCTAAATGGCCAATATTTAAGACGTGGGGAAGATTGGAGCGAAGAAGGTACTTCCGGAAGTCCTTCCGACGAATTTAGAATTTTACAGGATTTAGTTATCGGAGACGTGCTAGCTTGTAGAATTGATGCTACCGGAGGATATTTAGGCGGTACGGGTTCCGGAAGCGGAGAGGCTAATACTGCTACAAACGTAGGGAGTGGCCGTCAAGTTTTTAAACAAAAATCAGGGGTTAATTTAGAATTTAGAAGTTTAGTTGAGGGGTCAAACGTAAGTTTAACTCAAAATGCTGACACAGTTGTTATTGCCGCAAGTGCCGGAGTTGCTCCCTTAAGTACTCGAACAGAATCAGCTACCTATACCGCTACTTTATCGGACGATGTTATTCTAGTGAATGCGAATTCGGGAGCGGTTACTATAGATCTACCCGTTGCAGCTACTGCTAACGGTAAAGTTTATCAAATAAAGAAAATTGATGCGAGTGCCAATGATGTAATTATAGACGGAGATGGTAGTGAAACTATAGACGGTGCATTAACGCAAGTTACTAATACTCAATATGAAAGCTTTTCTATAGTATGTAATGGAACCGAATGGTTTGTAATTTAAGGAGTGTAATCAATGACTTATAGTCCAAATTTTAGAGGTAATTCCTCCGCTGCACCGAGTAAGTCGGTAGCTACTGGGTTATTAAATAATACCGGAAATACTCTAACCAAGGCAACACCTGTTTATGTCAATAGTTCTGGAGACATGGCCGCTATTGATGTCAGTAGTGAGGCATCGGCATTGTCTATCGTGGGAGTTGTTGTTGACGATATAAATCACAGTAATCGGGGGGAAATCGCTTATAGTGGTAGAATCGAGGATGTTTCTGTTTTAGGTAGTTTTGGAGATTCTATTTATATATCTAAATTAGGGACGTTGACCAATGTTAAACCTAGTCAGGGAGTGGGGGGTTTTGATATTGGAGATTGGATAATTAGAGCCGGTGTTTTGGCAAAAAATGAAAATAATCCAGCACTAAAAGATTTAATCTTAAATGTCGCGCCTTTAGGTCAAATATAATGGACTTTTACTAACTGGGATATAATTTATTAAGGTAATATATGAAAAATAAAATAAACAGAAAAAGAAGCGTAGATGTAGAAAAACTTAGTGTTGAACAAGTAGATCGAATTAAAGATCAAGTGGTTATTAAGCTACGAGCTTTAATAGACGATGCTTGTGAAAAGGCTAATGAAATAGTTAACATATATGGCCTCGAGGCTAAAATGGAATTTTCACTTAAACAAAAATCGAACAGGGAGTAAAAAATGGCGGACATCACAAGACTAGCGAGACTATTAAACGGAGCGACCAGGGGAGTTGACTTAGCATCAAATACCCTAGTGGTAAATGAAGTAAAGGTTGGGGGAGCTTCGGGAAGTATTCTAACTAAAGCTATCTTAGACAAATTAATTTTAATGCAGGGCGTTGCGGATGCAGATGGTAGTTATGATTCTAGATATTATCAAAAATCCTTAGTTTATTCTAAGGCAGAACTAAATGCCGTTACGGATAGTGCATCCGGTGCGGATCAAATTGGTTCTACCGCTATTGCAGGAGTAACCGGGGGAACGGTTCAAAGTCAATTAGAAAGCTTGAAATCTTTAGTTGATTCTGCAGGAGCTTCTCCTGACGCAGCTACCGTAACTTATAGCCCAGATGATGTTACCGATTGGAATAGTGATACAGATCCCGGAAACGTCGACGGTGCATTAGACGAACTAGCTTCTCGACAAACTGTGTCAGAATCTAATTTTAGCGCTCTACAATCAAATTATTCTGCTCACGTTGCGGGATCTTCTGATAAACATATTGCTGATAAAATTGACTTTAATCCCGACACCGGTGCTAATTGGGATTCTCCTCCATTAGATGTAGATGCCGCTTTAAATGAAGCCGCTTCTAGAATTAAAGTTAATGAGGGCGACATTGCTCTTAAAGCTGCAGACGCTGATGTAGTTAAAAAAGCCGGATCCACAATGGATTCCGCGGCAAATATTACTTTTCAGGGCGACGGCGAAGTTTTAGGACTTCCCTCAGTACCTAGTGTGGCCGGTGCCGCAGCCTCTAAAGCATATGTAGACGCTGTTAGGGTATTAGCTCGAATCGCAAGTAACGTAAGAGTAGCGTCTACCGCAGACGTTGATCTATCAAGCGCTCCCGCTGCTATTGATGGAGTAACTTTATCAAGCGGCGATAGAGTATTAATTTGGAAACAAACCGATGCTCAAGAAAATGGTGTTTATGATTTTAACGGAGCAGCCTCCGCAATGACTCGATCCGCGGACTTAGATAATAGTCCTCAAGGTGAGCTTTATAATGGCGTTATGATTCCTAAAGTATTAGAGGGAACTCTTTACGCAAATACACCCTTTGTAATCACAAGTGTTGGTACCGGAACTGACGGCTTGCATCAAATTGCTACCGACGATATTAATTTTGGGATTTTTACTTCTCCCACACAATTAAGCGCCGGAACTGGCATCGATATTACTAGTAATATCATTAGCGTAGATATGTCAGCATTTAGTACAAGTGATTTATCAGAAGGAACTAATCTTTATTATACGCAAGCTAGATTCAATAGTGCTTTTAGTGCTAAATCTACCGATGATTTATCGGAAGGCGCTACTAATAAGTACTACGCTTCATCATTATTCGATTCTGACTTTTCTGGAAAATCTACTAGTGATCTTAGTGAAGGAACTAACCTTTATTTTACAGACGCTAGAGCCAAGGCCGCTGCGGTTTTAAATACGTTAGCTGGTTCTGAAACCGATCAAGCTCCTAGTGTAGCTTCAGTTAATACAGCATTAGCTGGTAAAGCTGCTTCTAGTCATAGTCATACAGCCTCTGACGTTACTGATTTTGATAGTGCTGCTAAAAGTGCGACGGTCGTAGATAGCTTAGCCGGATCGGAAACCGATCAAGCTCCTAGTGTAGATTCAGTTAATACTGCATTAGATAACAAAGCTGATAAAAACGCAGTTAGTATTAAAATGATAGCAGGCGAAGTCATTGGCCCAGCTTACGCTTACGCCGTTAGACTTGCTAAATCTGGAGAAACTGATACTAGAGTTTATAAAGCTAGTAATAATAGTATAGACAATGCTTTAGTTATTGGAATGGTTTTTCTACAAGCTTCAGCAAATCCTGGAGATGAAATAGATGTATATAGATTTGGTGAAATGGAATCTGGAGTTGTTTTTACAGCATCGCAGGACGAGGGCAAGGAAGTTTATTTAAATTCTAATAGTGAAGTTACTCTAACTCCGCCTTCTACCGAGGATAGTGTTGTAGTCAAATTAGGAAATGTTTCTAAAACAGGAACCGGTCCAAAAATTCTAGTAAATATTGAACAACGATACATTAATTAGGATTTAAGATGGCAAAGGTACTAACAGGACTAAATGGTAAATTAAAAATGGTAGATAGCATCGATGTTACTATTTTTGATGAAACCATAACAGTAGTTTCGGGAACCCCTTCGGGGGATAAAGAAATACAAGGCCCTGTTAGTGCCGGAGCCTCTATAACTTTACCTGATAGCAAAACTTACGAGGGCCAAGAACTAGAAATCTGGCTAAATAACATTCGTTTAGAAGACGTTTTAGACTATAATTTTGAAGGAACTATACCTAGAACACAATTTTCCCTGACTTTCGATTTAGTTGTGGGAGATAAAATTAGATTAAGAATAGATAGAGGAGCATAATAATGGCCGCCACTAAAACAGATATTCGTCAATTTATTTCTAGAGATACTTTAGATCAACTAAAGTTACTTTCGGGGGAACAACTAGACTCTTTAATGCGCTCTACTAATACCGAACTAACTCCTCCGCTAAGGTTAGATGCTTCCAATCCCGCCGATTTAGTAATTAATGTCGGAGGATCAGTAGTTTCTAATACGGAAAATGACAGAAAACGATTAGTGGCCCCTATAGACGAAGCTTATCCAACTTTTAACGGGGGCACTATTACCATCCCGTCTAGTGGAAGTGGTGCGGTAACGGTAACTAATGGTAATAATACGACATTAGCCTTAACTAGTAATTTTTACATTAGAGGGTTAATTTACATAGATAGCTCATATGACTTAAACATACTTTTCGGAACAGAAAGTGCTACCGAAAATACAGCAAACATTCCAGAACCTCCCGCTAGAACTAGGGCGGCTGGATTTGTAACTCTTTATAATAATGGTGGAACAGTTGATGCTATAGAACAAGAAAAACTATTTCAGTTTGGAGCCGGAGGAGCTGGCGGAAGTGCTTCGGGGACAGCAAATTATAATGCTTATTTTAACGGATCTGGTAATTTAGCAAGCGAGCAATACGTGGCCAAAAGCCGTGGTGGATTTGGCGAAGATGCTACCGCTATTACAGATACACCGGCCCAAATTCAGACGGCCGTAGACGATGTCCAGGCTGCAAAAGCCTTAGACGGTAATAGTACGCTTGTCAAGCGTAGTCCCAACGGCGTTGTCGAACTCAATGTATCCTCCCCTGGATATAATTATACTCTAACTAGCGATTATTCTATAGCCACACTAGATACTAACGTATTACTCATAGACGCCTTTGGACAGGATAGGAAAATTCTAAATGTAGATGCTTCTAAGGTAAATAAAGTCACAATATTCAATAAAGGTACTACGAATAACTTGGTTCTGAAACATGAAAATTCTGGTATAGGAGGGGACTTTTTCTTTCCTAATGAGGAAGATTATATAATTTACCCCAAAGAAAGTGCGGAATTATATTACCATAGTTTAGATGGTAGATGGACGCGCATTAATGGTGCCGCTCAATCTATAATAGTAAATGGAGATTGGCCGCAGTATTTGGGAGACGGGACAGATTTTACTGTAAGCGATACTAACTGGACAACTACTAGAGCCGTAGCTGTTCCCTACAAGACTGAAGATGGTGTCTGGAGATTGCGGTTTAATATTAAAGGTAGTTACTCAACTGCTTTAGCCAGTAGCAGCTCTCTTGCTATTAGTGGTATAACCTTTAAAAATATAGCTACTTTTAGTCAATCCCTAAGTATTAGTCAGTTTACTAATGGAACCTCGGCTCCTATTAAGGGTTCCGCTGAATCTAACTCTGGAAATATATCTTTCTTTTTTACGGGAAACGTACAAGTTATAAGTGTTTCAGGAGACGTAGAACTAGAATCCAAACCCACTTGGGCTATCGATAAGTCGATAATTGCCACTCCTAGCACTGAATATCAAATGAGTGTTGCGACTGATTCACTCAATGACTTAGACTTAAGTGGAGCAGCGGCCACAAACCACCATACCATTACACATAACTTTGGAAGCATAGCTAAAGGCGTGACTATAAGTTATGACTTAAATGGCACTAAATATAAGTTAGACCCCGCTACGTATATCGAAGAAGAAAATGATAATAAGATTGAATTTGACTTCTCTCCCTTAGCATCTAGTGCGAATAACATAATTACTATCAATGCAAGTCTACATACTAGGCCGACTGGGTTAGTTAGTGATATTTATGTAGAGACTGAGGATGCTAATGAGCGAGTAATTAATAGCAATAATCCCGTAGCATCTACCTGGTATGATGTAGATACTACTAACGCTAAGATTGACTTGACAGAAGGTACTTGGGAAATTACATATAATTCCGTAGTAACTGAGCGTAGCTCAACCTCTACAGTTCGCGGAGCACAATTGGGTATAAGCGATTCAACTGGTAATACTATAATTACTAAATCAGTCTCTCGCGGGTTAGATAGTGCTAGTTCTACTTCTCAAACAAACCAATGGTGGTTGGGTAAAACATTTATTTATGAAGCTACTAGTTCTGTAAGTTTATATTTAAAAACGCAAGAGCTTAATGGCGGCGGGAACTGGAATGTATTTAAAGTAGGAAGAGCAGATTCTCCTACTATAATATATGCAAAGAAATTAACGAGGTAATATATGAGTAATAATAGACTAGGACCATATGCAATAACTAAATGGCAAACAAAAATATTGACTGCGGATGTTACTAGTAATGGAGCCATGACGGACCTTACTTACACTTTAGAGATTGGTAAAACCTATAGAATATTTACCCGCCCTTTAATGCAAGCGGATGGGGATAATGATGCTAGCGCACGTGTAGAAGTTAAAGATGGGTCTACCGAAATTGATAGAATCGAAATAACTGCAGCCTCTTCGGGCAATTTAGACTTACATACTCTTAGTAGTACTATAATTCATACAATGGCTAACACATCCCTAACTTTTGTGGCTAATTCAGCTTCTGCTAACGCTTTTATCTTAGGTAATAATACAAAACAAGAAACTTTCGTAACCGTAGAAGAGTTGCCGAATCATGAAGAAGTGAGTAGTTGGTAGGAGTAAGAAATGTCGGAGCAGCGATTTGATAAGATTGAGAAGAAGTTGGATGATATACCCAGTTGGGCGTAATTAATTCAAATGTACTTTTGATATATAATATAAGAACAAATAATCTACTCCGGGATGTTTTCTAGGATATCCGTCACAATGCTTTGAATCCCACCATTCACTAGAATCTCTTTGCCACATATTAAACTGACTATAACAAAGCGGATCGTCTACTCCAGGATTCTCCGAAAATCGTTCTAAATGATATCTAATGTCGTTGGGATTCTTGCCGGCTAACCATTGATAAAATGGATTTTTAGAATCAATATAATAGGGAATATTAAAGTATGTTTTAGTATAACCTAATATTTTAAATTGCAATAATTTTAAAGAATCCAAGAATAACTCATATCCAGTTGTATGTAAAAGCTCTTTGGATTTTAATGCTGTCCAAAATAATGCTGCCGAAGAATCTAGACCCCAATCTATGTTATTTTCCCCAATACTCTCTAAAGTAAGGTTTAACGTTAGTCCTAGATTTCTATAGCCTATTTTATAAGAATCTCCGAATTTAGCTATTTTACCGCCATTATTCTTTGTAAAATTGTAAAAATCTACAACAATACGTTTAGTCTCCGATCTAATATAATCACTTTCTAAAATCTTATTACAAACAGTTAAACTCGTCATTAAATAGACAATCATATCTCTAGATAATCTATCTTCATAATCGACTAAACTAGGATGTCTTAGCCATTCTCCCGGACTGATTTCAGCTTTTAACATATTACGTAAATGGGCTTCTGCCACCACTTGTTTCCGCCCTAGACACAAAGCCATTAAATAAGATCCTTGATGCGCTAATCCATCACCACGCTCTATATTATTTTGATCGCCATTATCTATGGACAATACCCATTCATATTCATCAAAAAAGCCAGTATTCAAACGCGCTTCCATCCTTTCAGTTTTAGCATCGATGGGATCCGCGGTTACTGTGGCGGTTTTCTTATCTTTACCACAACTATTTAAATATACTGCTACTAAAATAATTAAGCCTAAAAGTTTCATGATATCCTCACTTTAGCAATTAATAATGCCATTAAAAAACCGGAGCTTACAGTATTAAGAGTTATATATAATGGGTTTCTGGTAGGAAATGTTTGTACGGCAAACACTAGGTACTGCATTAGCTGGTAGGCGACTTCGGGAAACAGCATTCCTATTCCAATAAGGAAATTAAACGTGAGCCAAGTTAATGCCGTAATAAATAATAAACCTTTAATCATATAAACCTCAATGTATTGTTTTGTCCTT